CGGCGGACACTTGAGGAGACCCTGAGCGACGACCTCCTCGGGGCGATCTGGTTCGAGAACCACGCCAACATGGTCGAGCTCGGCATCGCCGACCAGCGGCCTCTGTTCACCATCACCCAGGAGAAGATCCAGAACCCGCAGGAGCGGGCCGGCGTCGCCCAGGCGCTGCACTCCATGGGCATCGAGCTGTCCCTTGAGGACGTGCTTGAGCAGACCGGATTCCGCAAGCCGGAGCCGGGCGAGCAGGTCGTACCGAAGGCGCAGGCGCCCGCAGCGCCCGATCTGTCTGGGTTTGCTGGATTCAGTCGGCTTTCATTTGCCGATCAAGAAAGATGTCCTGACGGAACCTGGAAGCCGGAAGATGGCCAATGCCCGGAAAAAAAAAGCGATGACTCAACCGGCGGCGGGGCTTTGGGCGGCAAGGCTCCATGGGAGATGACGAGGCAGGAATACAACAACGTCACCCCAGCCAGCAAAGTCGTGGAAAAGATGCTGTCACAGACTGAAGGCCGAGTAGATGCGGAAGCAATCCGCAACAAGATCTTGTCTGAGGGCAAGTATTACAGAGAACAAAAGGTCGACATTGATCAGCTAGAAATACAAGACGTCGAAGATGTGGACCCAAGCCGCGCATCTTCAAGCAAGGGCGCAATCATCGTGTCGGCGGATGGCTTCATCGTCGACGGAAGGCATCGGGCAGCCGCCGCAAAGGCCAGGGGGGAAACGACGATCACCGCCTTGGTCCCGACCAACGATGTCACGCCCCACAAGCAGGTGGTTAAACAAGCCATCGAGGACGGGCTCGACGTCCCTCAAGAAGTTCGCGCCCAATACGGATTCAACTGATGAACCTGGACGCCGACCGCTTCCTCGAGGACCAGAGCGGCCGCTACGCGGTCGAGTTCGCCCGCGCCATCTCCGATCTGATGGCCCACGAGGTCGCCAAGAACCGGACGGCCGCACGCGAAGCCGAGAAGCGCCTGGCCGACATCATCCGGAACACGATGGGCATGGCCGAGATCCTCGGCGCCCGCCTCATGCTCCGCGAGGCCGCCAAGATCATCGCATCGGAGCGCATGTCGGCGGACCGCGCGGGCATGGTCGCCTTCGCCGAGCAGCCGATCGTCCCGGCCATCACGTTCGCCGAGGCCCTGGAGGACCTGGTCACCCGGACGCCAGTGACGATCCGGAACGCCGCCGAGCGGACCGCCCAGCGCATCTCGGAGCTCTACTCCGAGGGCCGCAACCTGGCCTTCGTCCGAGCGACCACCGAGACGGTCACCCAGCAGGCCCGCGACTACCTCCAGAAGGCCTTCACGTCCGGCCTGTCCGCCGGCGACGCCGCCAAGGGCCTGGCAGACGCCGTAGCAGCCGTCCGCGAGAACACGGTGGCCTGGAGCCGCGCCTACGCGTCCACGGTCTTCCGCACCAACGTCAACACGGCGGTCACCGCGGGCCGGTTCCGCCAGGCGCAGGACCCGGACATCCGGGCCGTCATCCCCGCGTTCCGCTTCGATGCGGTCGGCGACGCGGACAGCCGGGACAACCACGACGCCGCCGACGGGGTCATCCTGCGGGTCGACAACCCCGAGTGGCGCCGGATCGCCCCGCCGCTTGGCTACAACTGCCGCTGCCAGGTGACCCTGATGTCGACGCCGGCGCTCCGCCGCATGGGGCGCATCGGGCCGGACGGCCAGGTCATCGAGTCCCGCGTGCCGTCCGGCGCCTTCCCCGATCCGGGCTTCCGGCATGGAGGCCGGCCGGACCTGTTCGTCAACGCGAGCAGCACATGAGGCGAGACTGGTGCGACATCCGGGAGCAGTTCCGCCGCCTCGTTGGCACCGAAGGCGTCGAGAAAGTGGCACATGCAATCCCGGCAGACCCGACAACAGTGTATCGGCTCGTCCGCGGCGACACCCGACGCCCGACTCGGGCTGTCCAGGCAAGCATCGAACAGCTCATCGAGGAACGCGATGAACGGATACCAGGCAACTCGTGACGATCAGGGCATCCTGACGATCCACCGCGTCCCGATCTTCGTCGCCTGTTCCCGCGGCGAGAACGACTTCGACGACGCCTGGATCACGAAGGCGGTCCAGAAGGCCTTCCAGGCCGCGTCGGAGGGATACCACCCGCCGCTGCACATCCGGCACCACGACGCCCAGAGCGACGTCCGCGCCGCCGGCTACTTCCGCGTCCTCGGGACCGATTCGATCCAGTTCAAGGGCAAGCTCCGGACGGCCATCTTCGCCGACCTGGTCATCACCGACCCGACCGTGCAGGGCGAGGTCCTGTCCCGGCGCCTGCCCTACCGCAGCGTCGAGATCTTCGACGTGGATAACCCGGCAATCGACTCGCTGGCCCTGCTGGACCACGAGGCGCCCTACCTCGAGCTCCCGATGCTCATGGTCTCCGACGTCCAGGACGCCGGCGCGACCATGGCCCAATCGGTGGCTCTGACCCGAGTCCCCAGCCCCTGGAGTGGTTCCGGGGCATCCCGTGAGGCGGCCATGGTCGCCTGTTTCCGGCGTGGGCACTCCGCCCATGTCCTGTTCCAACACCCGAACGACATGGCACCTACCCCTAGCCCCAAGCAGGTCCAGATGGCCTGCGACGAGGAGAAGATGGCCGACACCTACGAAGAGAAGATGATGGAAGAGACCAAGGACGACGAACAAATGCAGGACGCCATGATGGACGTCGCTGCAATCGTCGCGGCAATCGAAGATGGCACCATCAGCGTCGCTGATATGGACGCCATCGTCGCGGCCGTCATGGCCCGCAAGGCTGCCGCCGAAGAGCCCGCCGAAGAGGTCGAGGAAGAAGTGGCCGCGCCGGCCGCCGCGCCTGGCGAGTCGATGTCGAGCCGTCGCTCGTCCCCGATCGAGATGGCCCGCGCCCTTGGCGAAGTGGCAGCCCTCAAGGCCCGCCTCGAGGAGCGCGAGGCGACCGACAAGCGTCGCGAGGACGTCACCGTCGCTCTCAAGCGTCTGGAAGGCCGCCCGCTCGGCTCGGACCTCGAGCAGAAGCTCGTCGCGTTCCACGCCAAGCATGGCCCGAAGGCCTTCACGGCCCACGTCGACGCGATGGTCGAGACCTTCGCCGCCTACAGCGACGACCCCCGCGCCGCGATGTTCAGCAACCCGGTCGTCCCGGATGTTGCCAATCGCTACCTGAAGGACGGCGTGGAAGCCGTCGACCGTGCCGCCCGCTTCGCCCGCGAGCACGCCGAACTCGTCCGCGGTGGTCACACGCGGATGTCGCTCGACCGTTATGTCGAGCTGAACATGGCCCGCAACTGATCCCCCCGCACACACACACGAGGACACTCACATGGCAGACGCAAGCGCCAAGAAGATCCACAAGACCCGCCCGAACGCCGGCGTCGGGTCCTACATCATCGCCGACGGCGTGACCCTCTACGAAGGGCAGCTCGTCCAGCTCGAGTCCGGCTACCTGAACCACTGGGACGAGACCGGGGATTTCCTCGGCATCCTGGTGGGCGGCGACGACCGCGCCGGAGACGGCGTCATCATCGGCGAGACCAGCGACACCCCGGCCCCTGAGGGCCGCGTGAACGAGTCGGGCGTCGTCCTGATGCACGTCGCGGTCGCAGGCACCGCCACGCAGGCCAAGGTCGGCGACCTGGTGTTCTGCGCGGACTCGGACGTCGCCAACCTGACGCTGACGGACACGACCAACCCGCCGGTCGGCCGCCTCGTTCGCTTCCGCTCCGTGAGCGACTGCGACGTGCAGCTCTTCACCCCGGCGGAATACTCGGCGGGCATCGCCGACGCGACCTGGAACAGCTGAGAACCTGAGCACAAGGAGACCCAACAATGTCCACCACCATCGCATCGCAGGTTCTCGCGAACGGCCTGCGGACCGAGTTCGCCGATACCTACTCGGCGGTCCAGAACCGGCAGGCGGATTCCCGCCTGTCGCTCGTCATGGACCTGTCGATCGGCGCCACGAACCGGCAGCACGAGTTCGGCTACTTCGAGGCCGCTCCGCACATGGAGTTCTGGCGCCGCGGAGACTCGATCCCGACCGACGCCATGGGCTCGGTCCAGTTCACGGTCCCGGTCTACACCTGGGCCCGCCGCATCCCGTGGCACAAGGAAGACCGCAAGGATGACCAGACGCAGAGCCTCTTCGAGGTCGCGCGGATGGCCGGCCAGTCGGCGGCGCTGCTGCCCGAGCGGTTCTTCTTCGACCTGATCACCGGCAACACCAACACGCTCCCGGCGGTCCCCACGGCCCCGGACGGCGCCGCGATGTTCGCCACGACGGCGGGCGGAGCCAACCGGTTCGGCGTGTCGAGCGGGAACCTGCTGACCGGCAGCGGCATCGCGACCACGGCCGCGATCCTCGGCGACTACTACGCCGCCATCGAGCAGTTCCTGCTCTTCCAGGACGGCAAGGGCCAGCCCCTGCTCGCCCCGGAGCTCGTCGATCAGGGCGTGGTCATCGTCCACGCTGCCGCCGACCTCGAGGCCTTCGAGGAGGCGTTCCTCCAGAAGCGTCAGGGCAGCTCGTCCTCGGACACCGGCAGCCCGAGCAACATCGTCCAGGACGCGAGCCGCAACGTGACCCTCTGGGCCTCGTCGCGTCTGGCCACGGGCGATTACTACATCTTCCTCAAGGCGGCGCCGAAGAAGGCGACGTTCCTGCTCGACCGCGAGGGCGTCCAGGAGTTCACGTCGCTGGAAGGCGACAACAACTCCGACCACACCCGCAGCACGGGCGAGGAATACATCCAGTGGGAACGCCGCGCCGGTGCCGGCATCGCGCTCCCCTACGGTGCGATCAAGGTCAACAACTGATCGCCACCCCCGAGCGGTAGCATGAGCGGGCCGTCGTCTTTCGTGGCGGCGGCCCGCTTGTCTATCAACCCAACCCACGCATGAAGCGGAGATGACCCGTATGCAGACCGAAGAACTGAACATCCCCGAGAAGAACCCCGACGTCGGCAAGCCGGCGACCACCCGCGGACGCAAGGCGAAGTCCCGCAAGGTGGCAGGCACTTCTCTGGTCCCCGACCTGTCGAGCATCGTCAGCGGAGCGACCAAGCAATACGCCTACTGGGTCGGCGTCACGCCGTCCTGCCCTGTCGAGCACATCGACCTCGCCGGGATCAACTTCCCGAAGGTCAACGAGCTCATCGTCGCGGACCCGCTCCGCACGAACCAGAAGCGCCGCGTCCCGGTCATCGGGTCGATCGTCTGGCTGACCAAGGACCGCCTCGAGCTGATGCAAGAGCGCCTGCGTCGGACCGTCATCCGGTTCTACGAGGACTCCGGCCAGAAGGACGAGCCGGGCACCGGCCAGAACGTCGGCGACAACCACGTCCGCCCGCGCCGCGGGCAGCTGATCACCATCCCGAGCGACGAGCAGATCCAGCAGGCCGGCAAGGCCAACCGGGCGATCCGTCGCTACGTCCCGCAGTCCAACGACGTCCCCGCGGCCCGCTTCATGTTCGCGGAGCTCTGCTCCGACCAGGTGAAGGGCAACCGCGGCGAGGTCTACCCCGAGCCCCTGGAAGTCACCGGCCTCGACTGGCCAGAAGACCTGGAGAACTGACGCATGTCCGGAGCACCCACCGAAGCCGAGATCCAGGCCCAATGGAGGGCTGGGATCGACATCCTCGAGACCCTGCGCAACCACTTCGACGGCACGATCGCCGGCAGCGGTGGGAAGCTCGACACCCTGACGCAGATCCTCGAAGGCGAGTATCTGCCGACGGAATACACGCGGCTCATGGCTCAGATCCGGGCGCAATGCTCGGACCTGGTCTCGCCGTCCTACGCGTCCTCCGTCATCACGCCGGCGCTGTTTGAATACGGCAAGATCCTGGCCGCCGACGCCACCTACGGGCTCGGGGCTGGCTACCGGGCGCCCGCGGACATCTTCGCGGCGCTCTACGACTGGTTCCACGACAAGACCCTGTCCGTCGCGTCCCGGACCATCACGTTCGACACGACCCCGACGGCGGGCGGCTCCAACGTCGGCAACGGCACCATCTCGCGGCTGACGATCGACGAGAACGCCTACAACATCGAGTCGTGCACGATCGAGAAGAAGCAGTTCGTCTGCCGGGCTGACCAGAACAGCGGCACCGAGGAGCACGCGGAGACCTTCGAGATGATCGGCGAGCCGTCGTCGTTCGACTCGCTGCTTCGCGGGTCCTTCGGCTCCGGCGACGCCGCGCGGACCGTCATCACGTCCAAGCACGCGGGCACGGGCTCGGGCGGCTCGCTGCTCCAGAACTCGTC